GGGCAGCTTGCCGTATGTGCGTAAAACTAAAGGTTTTAACCCACAGGGTGAGGCTACAACCGCATATGGCAAGCGGGTGGAAGACTTGACGGATGCCTCAGCGTGGCCCGTGGAGCTTCAAGACATAACCTCACCAGGGTTGATTCCTCCCAGCATGCGCAACATGGTAGAAACCAATCCATCAGCACGGTTGACGGAGCTTGGGACAAACATTGACGAGACGTTGCAGCTTGATCAGTTGGCAATCGATATGGACAAGATGCGCAGAATGCCTAAAACCTATTCTGTCTATTCCCAGCCCCCTGTAAAAGTTCCTGAGGAATACATGCTCACAGACGAAGCATTGACGGGGCTCACTCTTGCACAGGCATCAAACCGGGTGGCAAAGTTTAAGAACTGGGAAGAACAGACCCGGCTTAATATGGCATCTAGGGCCCTCTTCGAGGACCCTTCTATCAGCCGGACGCCCGCAGGAGATAAAAGTGTTTGGGTGAATCCAGCAGATTTGCAGGAAAACCCAGCCATGCTTAAACTGGTTACCGATGTGGGCTGCGATGGCGGCTGGTGCACCAAAGGTGAAACCTATGCTCTGTCTTATGGTAGCGGAGAAAACCGTTTATCCATTTTGATGGACAGCAAGGCGCGCCCCCAGGCACAGATAACGATCACCACCAAGCAGTACACCCCAGACGAGTTTATAGCGTCCATGGCAGATGATGAGGTCGTTGCGTTCCGGGCAAAATATCCTGATATTGCCGCGTATCAGACGGATGCGATTGCTCGCACGCCAGAGTTCCGCCAGTGGCAGTCGATGAACCCGGACGGTCTTTCAATTACCGAAATCAAAGGCGTCAACAACCAGACGGATTTGACAGACGCTCCGTACCTCAAGCAAGTTCAGCAACGAGTCAAGGATCTTGATTCTATGAATGGTTTGCAAAGTGTGGAGAACTTGGATGGAATCAACATGACGGATCTGACTAGCCGGTTGTACGGCCATCCGTCTATTGCAAACCGACCCCGAGTCACGAAAGAGGACATGAAGTCAATTCTTGACGAAGCCGCTCGCCTTAACGGCGGCAGCCGTTATATTGAAAACGAGAAAAACAAAATTGATCCGCTTTTCCAGCAAGCTGCTGATAACATCCTGGGACCTGAAAAGCGCGCCACAGGTGGTATGGTAGAGCGCCGCTCGGACGATCGCAAATACCTGTAAGGACGCCCCATGGCAACGTCGCCCGCAGAAAAATTCCTGGACCCCGACTCCCTTATGGGGCTGATGAGGGAAGGCACAAATCCTAGAAGGATGGTTCCCCTTCAGCCGCAGGAAATGCCGTCCTCTGCGGCAGGCCTGCCCTCATTGCGGGTGTTTCAGGACCCGTCCCTTGCAAACACAAACACGCACGGGTACATCATGGGTGGTCCGCACCGTGGGGAAAACGAAATTAAAAACCGGGGCATGGCCCAGGCGGTTTTCGTAGGCAAGAAAGATGATCAGCCGACGATTGCCCACGAAGCAGAGCACTTGCTGGCACGCCAGAACCTTGGGCATCCGTCCAAGATCAATACCAAGTTTGATGAGCTGACAGGGGACAAAGGCCTTCGCGGGGTCTTCGTATCGGAGGCCATCAAGATAGCCCCTTATTTGCAGAAGAAGTACGGAATGGATTCCGGCTACTTCTCCAAGGAGATGGCGAATTTCCAAGGCTCGCGGGCCAGGAACCTGCTGTATGAGCAGCTGGCTGAACTGTCCGCGTTGGAGCAGATCCACAAAGTAGACTTGACTAAGGACCCGGAGCTGCGCAAAACCCTGTTCAAGTCCCCCGCGGTCCGCGAAGCGTACAACGCAATCACTGGTCTACGGCAGACTCGACTGGACCCGCGCGACCTGCCCCCATATACTCGTCAACCTGAGCCCGGCGTAACAGATAAACTTAAAAAGCTGATGGGCTTTGCTGATGGCGGCGCTGTCGAGCGCCAGACGGCTGATCACCGCAAATACCTGTAAGGAACAAAGATGCCAATCGAGAAAAACAACGACCTGCCTGCGGGCAATATGGATGTTGAAGTTGAGGATGTCGTAACAGAGGATCTGCCCGACATCGAAATCACCTTTGACCCCGAAGGTGGCGTTGAGGTAGCGCTGGGCGAAGAGGATGACGAGGTTCCGTTCGATGCCAACCTTGCCGAGGTCCTCGATCCGGGCGTCTTGCAGCAGATCAGCTCAGAGCTCATGCCCCTGTTTGAAGCAGACCAGTCTTCGCGCAAGGATTGGGAAGAGCAGTACGGCAAGGGCCTCAAACTCTTGGGCTTTACGTTTGATGAGCGCACCAAGCCGTTCAAAGGCGCAGCCGCGGCCACCCATCCATTGCTGACTGAGGCGATCGTGCAGTTCCAGGCGCAGGCGCTCAAGGAATTGCTGCCTGCAGGCGGTCCTGTGCGCACACAAGTGCTGGGCAAGGAAACACGCGAGAAGTTGATGCAAGCCGATCGCGTGCGCGACTTCATGAACTACCAAATCACCACGGTGATGGAAGAGTACACGCCTGACTTTGATCAGCTCTTGTTCTACGTGGGCTACGGCGGCTCTGCGTTCAAGAAAGTGTATTACGACGAGGACAAGGGCCGCATGGTCAGCAAGCTGATCCTGCCTGACAATCTGTACATCCCCTACAACGGTTCGAGCGTCATGAGCGAGTGCCCTCGCATCACGCACGTCGTGCCGATGACGGTGAATGACTACAACAAAGCCGTGCTGCGTGGCCAGTACCTGGACACCGCGCAAGAGCGCAGCACTGCTGACGTTGGCAACAACATCATCCAGAAAGAAACCGACCGCGTCACCAAGCTCACGCCCAACGCGGACGACGAGGAAATGGAATTGCTGGAGTTCCAGGTCGACTGGGACCTGGAAGGCTTTGAGCATGCCGATGAAGACGGTGAGCCCACCGGTATCAAGCTGCCCTACATCATCACCGTGGACAGGACCTCTGGCTCCACAGTAGGCGTTCGTCGCAACTGGAACGAGGGCGACGAGGCCTATCGCCGCAAGCAGTACTACGTGCACTACACCCTCGTGCAGGGCCTGGGCGCGTATGGCCTGGGCTTCTTGCACCTGGTTGGTGGGCTGAGTCAAGCGGCCACTTCCGCGCTGCGCCAACTGATCGACGCAGGCACCCTGTCCAACCTGCCAGCAGGCTTCAAGGCCAAGGGCGCGCGCATCATGAACGACGATGTGCCGCTGCAGCCAGGCGAGTTCCGCGACATCGACGCAGGTGGCGTGGAGCTGAGCCAGACGCTGATGCCGCTGCCATACAAAGAGCCAAGCCAGACCCTGTTTGCGCTGCTCGGTTTCTGTGCCGATGCAGGCCGCCGTTTGGCCAGCGTCACCGACATGCAGGTGGGCGACAGCAACCAAAACGCTGCCGTGGGCACCACGATTGCTTTGCTGGAAAAGGGCGGGCAGGTCATGTCCGCGATCCACAAGCGCTTGCACTACTCGCAGAAGATCGAGTTCAAGCTGTTGGCCAAGGGCTTTTCCGAGCACCTGCCTGACGAGTACCCATACGACGTGCCTGGCGAGAGCCGCACCATCAAGCGCAGGGACTTCGATGACCGCATCGATGTGCTGCCTGTTTCCGACCCCAACATCTTCTCCATTGCTCAGCGCATCACCATGGCGCAGACCCAGCTGCAACTGGCCCAGAGCAACCCGCAGATGCACAACATGTATGAGGCTTATCGCCGCATGTATGAGGCCATCGGGGTGCGGGATATCGACGGCATCTTGAACACACAGAACGTGGACAAGCCAAAGGACCCTGCCAGCGAGAACGCACAGGCTTTGGACGGCTCGCCACTCAAGGCCTTTGCTGGCCAGCAGCACGATGCCCACATCATGTCGCACCTGCTGTTTGGCATGTCCCCAATGCTGTCCAGCATGCCCCAGGTCGCGGTCAATCTGCAAAAGCACATCTTCGAGCATCTCCGCCTCAAGGCAGAAGAGACCACCGAAGCAGAGCTGTTCCAGCAGTACGGCACGGACCCGGAAGGCATCGTGTCTGCCCTGCAGCGCGAGGCGATGATCGCCATCAAGACCACCGAGTTCTACCAAGAGGCCAAGAAAATGCAGACAGACCTGCAGGGGCCTCCACCGGAAGACCCATTGGTCAAGGTCAAGGAGCAGGAAATCCAGGCAAAGGCTGCTGCCGACGCCGCCAAGGACCAGAACGACAAGCAGCGCATCCAACTGGAAGGCCAGCGCGTGCAGGGCGACCTCGCGGTCGACAATGCCAAGCTCGCACTTGATGAGCTAAAACTTCAGCAACAAGGAGCACAAAATGCAGCCCAAAACAGCCAAGCCCGCCAAAGTGCCCAGCTCCAAGCAATCAGCCGGGCCCAAAAAGGTGGCAACACCCAGCGATAAGCCGAAGAAAACGTATGTTTATCGCAAAGATGCGTTCAACAAGGTGTTGATTACGTAACAAGAATGTGCATAATGCACATCAAGCCCACGGACAGGGGTCTCATCTGTCTGCTTCATTGGAATAATCCATGCTTGAATTTGCCGAAAGAACACTGATCGCTATCAAGGGCCTCCGTCGCCAGACGGAAGACATCCTGGTGAGCGGCAACGTGAAGGATATGGAGCAGTACCGGTTTCTGATGGGACGCCTTGAGGGTTACAAGTTTGTTGAGATGGAGGTACAGAGCCTCCTCAGCAAAGACCAAGACCAATAAAGGAGTAACCATGGAAATGACTGCGCTGGAGAAGAAGTGGGCAGAGGAAACTGCTGCTCACGTGCCTTCCCTGGACGACGCTTACGACAAAGAGGGCAGCCTCAATGTTGACAAGATCGAACAGACGGTAATGGATCGGATTCCCGCCCCTACGGGCTGGCGAATCGTCATCCTGCCCTACCGAGGGGCCGAAAAAACCAAAGGTGGCATCGTACTGTCAGACCAGACCCGTCAGCGTGAGCAGTCGGCAACGGTTTGCGGCTATGTGCTGGCTGTTGGCCCACTTGCTTACGCCGACGAGAACAAGTTCCCGACCGGTCCGTGGTGCAAGAAAGGTGATTGGATTGTCTTTGGTCGCTACTCGGGCGCACGCCTGCCGATCGACGAAGGTGAGATCCGAATCATCAATGATGACGAAGTCCTGGCCCTGATCCAGAACCCTGAAGATATCGTTCACCTATAAGGCAAATCATGGCAAATGAAATGGACAACGACCAGTTGGAATTCGACCTTGGAGAAGGCGAAAAGTCCGCTACGGTGACGTTTGACAACGACGCTGACGGCAACGAAGAAGAAGGCAAAGTACAAGCGCCCGAGCGCGAAGCACCTGAGCCAAAGGAAAGCTCCGCACACTCCGACGAGCTGGGCTCGGTCAACGAAGCAGTGCAAAAGCGCATTGCCAAACTGACCGCCAAGATGCGCGAGGCCGAGCGCCGCGAGCAGGCTGCCGTGGAGTACGCCAAGGGCCTGCAGTCGCAAACTCAAAACCTTCAGCAGCGTTTGGTGCAGACGGACTACAGCCGCTTGAATGAGGCGAAATCCCGTTTGGATACGCAGCAGGTTCAGCTGCGCCAGATCATCAAGAAGGCTCGCGAAGAAGGCGACATCGATACCGAGACGGAAGCCCAAGAACGCCTGTCTCACCTGTCGATGGAGCAGCGCCAGGTCTCCGGTTGGCTTCAGCAGCAAGAAGAAGCGGTTCGCAATCCTGCTCCTGTGCAGCAGTACCAGCCCGCTGCTCCAAAGCCTGCCGCTCCCGATCCACGTGCCGAGAGCTGGGCTGAGCGCAACTCCTGGTTTGGCCAGGACCGCATGCTGACCTATGCTGCGTGGGGCATCCACCAAGAGCTCATCGAAAAAGAGGGTGTTGACCCTCAATCCGACGAGTACTATACTGAACTGGATCGACGTCTTCGTGACGAGTTCCCGAAGAAGTTCGCGGGCGAGCAATCGTCTAACCAATCCTCCAGACAACAGCGTTCCGCGCCTGCTGTTGCCCCTGCATCCCGGAGTTCCGGAATAAATAGTGCGCGCCGAACTGTCCGGTTATCGCCGAGTCAGGTTGCTATTGCAAAGAAGCTGGGTGTACCTCTTGAAGAGTATGCCAAGTACGTTAAGGAGTAAGTCATGAGCGAAAAAATCACTATCGACCGAGCCAGCCGTTCCGCCGAAAGCCGGGACAAAGAAACTCGTCGCAAGCCATGGCGTCCCCCTTCGCGCTTGGATGCACCACCTGCCCCCGAAGGTTTTAAGTACCGTTGGATTCGTTCCGAAATCAACGGCACTCTCGACAACCAGAACGTGTACAGCAAGCTGCGTGAGGGATACGAACTTGTTCGCCCCGAAAATATTCCTGAGGAATACCGCGCAACATTGCCCACGATGGACGACGGCAAACATGCTGGCGTGATCTCTGTTGGTGGACTCTTGCTTGCCAAGATCCCTGACGAGACGGTTGAGGAACGGAACGCCTATTTCCGCCAGAGGGCACAGGAACAGTTGCATGCTGTGGACAACGAGATGATGCGTGAGAACGCTCACTCTTCAATGCGAATCCAGTCGCCCGACCGGACCTCGCGCACAACATTCCGTCAGCCGCAAGGCTGATACCTTCAATCCTGTAGGAGATTCAAATGGCAAACATCAACAAGCCTTTTGGTCTGCGTCCGTCGGGTAACCTCTCTGCTACCGGTGCACAAAAGCAATACGGTTACGAGATCGCCGACAACCAGGCCGGAGCTATTTTCCAGGGCGACCTCGTCGTTCTGTTTGATGGCTACATCATCAAGTACGACGCCGCCACGCATGCCGCCCCCACGGGCGTGTTCAACGGTTGCCAGTACAACGACCCAACTCGTGCCAACAAGCCGACTTGGAAGAACTACTACCCTGGTAGCATCAACGTCGAAATCGGCGCAATCTATTGCGAAGTTTTGGACGATCCTTCCCAGTTGTTCCTGGTTCAGACCAGCGGCGCGTTTGTTCAAGCAAACATTGGCAAGAACGCTGATCCAACTGCTTCCACCACTGGTAGCACTGTCAACGGTATCTCCAATGGCACTTTGGCCTCGGCCTCTATCGCCAAGGACGCAGCCCTGACTTTCAAAATCGTTGGCCTCTACGCTGTTCCCGACAATGAGTTGGGTACAAATGCAGTGGTCGTTGTAAAACTCAACCAACACCAGTACGGTAGCGTCGGTGTTGCATCTGACGGAGCATAATCATGGCCATTACCCGTTCCCAACTCGTCAAAGAACTTGAGCCGGGCCTGAACGCCCTGTTCGGTATTGAGTACAAGCGCTACGAGAACGAGCACGAAGAGATTTTCTCTACCGAGACATCTGATCGTGCGTTCGAAGAAGAAGTGATGTTGACTGGCTTCGGCTCTGCCCCGGTGAAGACCGAAGGCGCTGGCCTGGCATACGACACCGCTTTGGAATCGTTCACTGCTCGCTACACCCACGAAACCATCGCCATGGCGTTCGCGCTGACAGAAGAAGCCGTTGAGGACAACCTCTACGACCGCCTGTCTGCTCGCTACACCAAAGCCCTGGCTCGTTCCATGGCCAACACCAAGCAGGTCAAAGCTGCTTCCGTGTTGAACAACGGCTTCACTGGCGGTCAATACGCTGGTGGTGACGGCGTGGCCTTGATGTCCACTGCCCACCCCACCGCTTTGGGCCCCAACTTCGCCAACCGCCCCACTGTGGCTGCTGACTTGAACGAGACATCCCTCGAGCAAGGCATCATCGACATCGCGGCGTTCACTGACGAACGTGGCCTGAAGGTCGCCTTGACAGCACGCAAGATGATCGTTCCTAAGGAACTGCAGTTCACTGCAGAGCGCCTGATGAAGAGCACTTTGCGCACTGGCACTGCTGACAACGACATCAACGCGATCAAGTCCATGGGCCTGATCCCCGAGGGCTACGCTGTCAACCACTACCTGACCGACGTGGATGCATGGTTCCTGATCACCGACGCGCCTAACGGCCTGAAGATGTTCAACCGTGCGCCCATCAAGACCGCTTTCGAAGGCGACTTCGACACCGGTAACGTGCGTTACAAGGCCCGTGAGCGTTACAGCTTCGGCTGGTCTGACCCACGTGGTATCTACGGTTCTCCTGGCGCTGCATAAGCGGTTGGAAAACATGAAAAGGGCCCCTTGTGGGCCCTTTTCTTTTGGTGTATATTGCCCCAACTCCCGGACTTCTCCGGTGTATCTGACGGCTCCGGGCCGACGTCATGCAGACAGATACGCCTCAACCGCATGAGGAAACCATCATGGCAAACACCACCTTCTCTGGCCCAGTTCGCTCGCAGAACGGCTTTCAATCTGTCACCGTAGCCGAGGGCACAGGCACCGTCACCGTAGACGCTTCTTTTGGCGCTACAACCAGCGTGACCAACCTGACAGCCACCAACTTGGTTTTCACTGACCAGAACCACCCAACAACTGCCGCGATCAACGCGACTGCCACTGCCACTGCAGCCCAGGTCGTCACCGGCTACATCACTTCCACCTCGGCAGCCGCCACCACCATCACTTTGCCTACTGGCACTTTGCTGGGCGCGGCTCTGGGCGCAACTCGCGGCACCGTGATGGACCTGTACATTGACAACACTGCCGGTGCAAACACCGTGACCGTTGCTGTCGCAGTCAATGGCATTTTGTCTGGCGCAGCGGCTGACACTCCTGCCAGCTTTGGTGACCTGACCGTTCCTTCCGGTGTTACCGGCTTGGCACGATTCACCATCATGTTCTCCAGCGCCACCGCATACGTGTTCACACGCACTGCCTAATTGATCTCGGGGGCTTCGGCCCCTGTTTTAAAGGAGATTGATTATGTTTCAGTTTGACGTACGATCGAAAACGATGACCACGACCGGTGCCACAGGCATCGGTCAACCTCGTGCTCGTATCAAATCCATTTATTACGTGGCAGGCACGGCGGGCTCCATTTCCTTCAAGGATGGCGGAACCGGCGGCGAAGAGAAGATTCTCTTGGCTACGCCTGCCAGCACTGCGGGCAACGGCTCCACTTACGTCCTCATCCCAGGCGACGGCGTAGTGTTCAAGGACGACCCATACCTCACCATCACTGGTCCCACTTCGGTGACCTTCTTCTACGGATAAGGAGTCCATCATGGGACGAGCAGCAAAAATGGCAGATGATCAGTACCAAGGCGAAGTTCAGCCCGGTGCTCAAAAACAGGACATGTCCAAGGGCGGTCCCAAGCAGACCCCGCGCAAGGATTACCAGAAGCCTTCGGCCTCTGTGGCTCCTCGTGGCGTAGGCCAGGCTCGCAACAAGCAGTGCAAGATGTACTGATCATGGCAACGTCTCCAGCTTGGCAGCGCAAGGAAGGCAAGAACCCTAAGGGCGGCTTGAACGCCAAGGGCCGGGCTTCCGCAAAGGCTCAGGGCATGAACCTGAAGCCGCCTGCGCCAGCCCCCAAGACCAAGGAAGCAAAAGGACGCAAGGCGTCCTTTTGTGGGCGGATGGAGGGCATGAAGGCCAAGCTCACAAGCGAGAAGACAGCCAAAGATCCGGACAGCCGTATCAACAAAAGCCTGCGGGCATGGAAGTGCTAGGTTATGGAGATGATGGTCTGGAACGTCGTTCTTACAGCAATCGTTGCATTGCTGGGGTTCGTAATTAAGGAAAAGTTTGCCGAGCTCGGTCGAATTAGCATCTTGCTGAACAAGACCAGAGAAGAGGTGGCACGCGACCACATCACTCGTTCAGAATTCCGCGCAGACATGCAGC